TGAGCTTCTTCTTGTTTTCCTCGAGGATCCTGATGTTCTCAGAAACGGACAACATTTACAACATAAAGTTTTAACGCTTTAAGTTATAAATGGGAATTCTTACTCGATCCGGGTACATATCGGATGACACCCCGGACATTAAGAAGGAACTTACGGTGCGACCAACCCTGAGCGGAGACTTTGGGTTTCCGCCGCCGCCTTTTAAGGTGTTCAAGCCGGCTAAAAAAGGCCTGTGCGTCCCACGATTTTACGGCGTTGAAAAGTGCGGCCCCCCGACCGAGGACAAACGTCCAGATCCTCACAAGGTTTCGGTACAGTTTACGGGGGTTCTCAGGGACGCCACGAGTCAAAACGAGGCGTTTTCAAAGGCGATCGAGGCTGGTCACGGCGTCCTCTCGCTTCCGTGTGGGTACGGAAAGACGACGGTCGCTCTCGCAATAGCTTGTAAACTAGGATTCAGAACCATGATCATAGTTCACAAGGAGTTTTTAGCGAATCAGTGGCGAGAGAGGATCCAGCAGTTTTGTCCGGGTGCCACGATCGGAATCGTTCAACAAAACAAGATTGAAATTGAGTGTGACTTTGTGATTGCCATGTTACAGTCGCTCTCTATGAAAGAGTACACGTTCGAACAGTTTGAGTCTGTTGGAACTGTAATCGTGGACGAGGCGCACCACATATGCGCAAAGGTGTTTTCTCAGTCCCTCTTCAAGATGTGCCCAAAACACATTTACGGCCTGTCCGCAACGCCTGACCGGAAGGATGGTCTCACGAAGGTTCTCCATTGGTTCATGGGTCCGACATTTTTTAGCATAGAAAGAGAAAATCAAAAACAGGTTGAGGTTATCCCGATACAGTTTGATTGTAGGGCTTTCAGGGAACCTCCCCCGACCACTCGTTTTGGAAAAGTTTCGCTCGTCAACATGATTACCGATCTTGTCAACAACACTGAACGAAACGACATGATTATCAAAACTATTCAAAAAATTATGAAGACCAATCGACAGTTGTTAGTGTTGTCGGACCGTCGACATCATTGTCAAGTTCTACAGAGTTTTTTCCCAGATATTTCTGGCCTCTACATGGGTGGAATGAAGGAGGCTGACCTCGAGGCTTCGAGCAAAAAGAGGATTATCTTCGGGACTTTCAGCCAAGCGCACGAGGGTCTTGATATTCCGAGTCTTGATACCATTATACTTTCGACCCCAAAATCAGATATCAAACAGTCGATTGGTCGTGTCATGAGAGAGACTGTCGGAAAAAAGAATCACCCACAAATTTATGACGTTGTTGACCAGTGGTCGATGTTACACGCAATGTATTCAAAGAGGCGTCGGGTCTACAATCAAGGGGGTTTCAAAATGATAAATGACGAACCCGAACCATCCGAGGTGAATCCTTTCAAAGGAAAATGTCTCTTATAAGTAAATGTCTGGAGGTGTTATCCAGCTCGTATCAAAGGGTGCTCAGGACATGTATCTCATAAACAACGATGGAACCGAGTCTCTTTTCAGAATGGTTTACGTTCGTCACACAAACTTTTCGCAGGCTCCCAAGCAGCTCGAATTCAACGGTCAGTCTCCCAAAAACAATGGCACTTCTAGTATTTTTCTAAAAAGTTACGGGGACCTTGTGAATTACATGTGGCTCGAGGGAACCAACCTCACCGATTACCTACCAGGTACGACGTTCGATCTTTATATTGGGGGCCAGAAGATTGACTCGCAGACTTTTGAATTTCTGTCAGAGGCGTGGCAGCCGTACCTGGCCGAGACGTACTCGAAATCAACCATCGTAAACAACGGGTGGACGTCGTCGTGTAAAAACTTTTTGCCGTTTCATTTCTTCTTCTGCGACCTTCATTCGTTCATTCCCATAGTGGCTCTTCAGTACCATGAAGTTGAAATTAGAATACAGTGGGGATCTACGATAGAGTCGTGCCCGGATGTATTACCGTACGCAAACTACATTTACCTTGACACAAAAGAACGCGAGGAGATGACGAGCAAGAGTATGGAGATTATCATCTCGCAGGTTCAAAGGTTAAATGTCCCAGTCTCAACCGGGGCTCTCAACAGCATCGACTTGAGCAGCATAAATCACCCAGTCAAAACTATATTTTTCGGCGTCGAGGGGTCCGTTCGCAAGACGCCCGTGAGCGGGTCGACATTCACGTTCAGCGACGCCGAACTCCAACTCAATGGAACTACTCTATTTGATAAAATGTCGCCAATGTATTTTCATGTTGTTCAGGGGTTTTATCACACTGACAACTCTGTGCTCACGTGGGACCCCGTCGTAAATCAGCCAACCAAGACGCTTTTGTATATGTACAACTTTTGTTTAAACGCCACGAGTTATAGACCGACTGGGACATGTAACTTCAGTCGCCTTGACAATGCCAAGCTCATACTCAATAACGTGATTTCGACATACTTAGCAAGCTCCGTCACGACTCAAGTGACGCAGGGTGTTGTGTACGCAGTAAACTACAACGTATTGAAAATTCAGAATGGTTTGGGTGGAATTTTATTCGGCAATTAATGTAATAGATGGCTGGTCGAGGCGATATACAGTCACTTCGCTTAGTTGAGTTTGCCGACTCGAAGATAACTGACGTGGCCCCAGGAAACTTTACACTGTCAGCAAACAGCGGCTCTCTGTACTTTAACGGGACCCAGGTAAACACTGGTTCAAACAACTATGCCGTCATGTCAGCCGACCTCATTGTGCCCTACAATAGCGGTTCGAAGGTTACGATCGGATCCAACCTCGCTCTCAGACAGTCGACAACAACACACTACCAAACTGGTCAGGGTTTTCAATATTTGAGCGACGGTCGACTCTTCTTTGAGGGTGTTGAGTTTGGTGGGCGAACGAATCTCATCCCGGTCATCACTTCAAACATGGTCACATCCCAGAGAGAATACCTAAAAATCGACGCAAATGTGAGCATTCTCAATATAATGAATGTAACGGCGGCCAACACATTGTTACGTTCAAACCTGGTGTTTTCGACTCCGGACCCCGAAATTCAGTTCAACTCTGGGGCTCTCTCTATCCGACCCCTCACGACAGCTGGGGTTGTTAAAATTTACGGCAGTTCAAACAAGGCGAACGTGTGGCTCGTTTCAAACGATTCTACGAATGGATACGGGACTGACGTCGCAAACTTTAGTTTCGTGTCGACCGGCGACGCCACGGCAGCAGCCAACAAGCACGCAATCGCCAAGGTGAGCGTGCAGCAGTCGGGGGCCCTTAACGCGTCTGGCGGAGGCGGCATACTAACTCTTTCAGCCAGGGATCCCACAAAGGCTGCTAGTACCGACAGGGGAGACTCTGACGTTCAGCTGAACCTCTTGACGTGTAACACTTCAACGACAGGTAACGTCATTTCGCTCGGCTCGGGTGGCGACACTGACAACGTGTACGTGGGTATCGGTATACCTGTGCCCACCAGCAAGTTTCAGGTGTACTCACAGAACAAGACGTTCTTCGCAGTTGACACCGTAAACTCAAAGGCGTCTCTCGGATCTGGTGTCGCTCTTGAATTTGATGGGCCGATTACAATTTCTGGAGCGCTTTCAGACAGGCTCCAAATTGGAACAACGACAGCTGGGGCGTTTTCAACCGCTCTAGGACCATTCGCCGGCGCCGCTGGAATACAGGGGGTTGCTATTGGGTTTGAAGCTGGTAAGACGGGGCAGGGAAGCTCGTCTGTGTCCGTTGGGTTTCAGGCTGGTCAGGGGAATCAGGCTGCCAACACCACGGCAATAGGAGCATTTTCGGGATACGTGAATCAGCAAGTTGGAGCGACCGCGATCGGAATTCAGGCTGGCCAGTCTACACAGGGGTCGTTTGCGTTGGCTCTTGGTGCGCAGGCTGGACAGACTTCACAGGGTTCGAACGCCGTTGCGATATCATACCTCGCCGGTGAAACGTCGCAAGGTATCAATTCGGTAGCCATTGGTAGAGAGGCTGGGCAGTCTACACAGGGGTCTCAGTCTGTCTCTATAGGTCACCAGGCGGG